CAATAATTATTAAAATCTATTCAATAATTTACTTAAAACTCAATTAATATTAAAGAATATTATTACACCAGAAGATTGGGATACTCTAAGTGATCATATTCAATATGATTTCTTATATGATAATCAATTTGCAGAATTAAAAGAGTCTGAATTAATGAATGAAAGACTTGGAACTTTGGCAACAATTGAACCATATATTGGTAAGTATTTTTCTAGTCATTATGTTAGAACTAAGGTTCTTCGTCAGACAGATCAAGAAATTGAAGAAATTGATATGCAGATTGAAGATGAAATTCAAAAAGGAATATTACCAGATCCATCTCAAGTTGACCCAATAACTGGAGAACCATTACCTCAAGAAGGTGGTGGAGAACTCGGTGATGTACCACAAGATCCAGATGTAGAAGCGGAAGCACAGGTAACTGATGCAGAGTATCAAAAAGATACCAAATCAGCCGAGATATAAATAAACATATTGCTATAAATTAATCTTATGGAAGAATTAGTGGATTTGATTGCGACAGACGCTAGTGCTAGTGATGTTTCTGATAAAATAAAGGACGCATTAATGGCAAAGGCAGCTGCTCGTATCGATGCTTTTAAACCAGAAATTGCATCTTCAGTTTTTGATGCTGAAGTGCCAGAGGAAGAAGAAGTATCGGATGAACAACCAACTGAAGAGGACGAATAATGAAACTCATCACAGAAGAAGTCTCACAAGTAAAATTTATCACTGAAAAATATAAAGGCAAAAAACGTCTTTGTATCGAAGGTGTGTTTCTTCAAGGTGGTATCAAAAATCGTAATGGTAGAATGTATCCTGTTGATATTCTTGAAAATGAAGTCAGAAGATACAATAAAACTTTTATCTCTCAAGGTAGAGCACTTGGTGAACTTGGTCATCCAGAAGGTCCTACAGTCAACTTAGATCGTGTATCCCACAAAATAACCTCGCTCGTTAGAGAGGGAAATAATTTTAAAGGAAAAGCGACTTTGCTATCTACTCCAATGGGTAAGATTGCATCATCATTGCTAGATGAAGGAGTCAAACTTGGAGTCTCTTCTCGTGGTGTTGGATCACTTAGAGAAAGTAGTAATGGTTGTAAAATGGTTGGAGAAGATTTTCAATTAGCAACCGCTGCCGACATAGTGGCAGACCCTTCCGCACCAGATGCTTTTGTCAATGGAATCATGGAAGGAAAAGAGTGGGTTTGGGAAGGAGGAACTCTCCGTGAACAACTCGCAGAAAAGACTGAGAAGCGTATTAATACACTTGTCACCCAAAAAAGATTAGAGGAAAAGAAGTTAAGTCTCTTTCAAGATTTTCTAAATAACCTCTAAATGTAAAAGATCTATAAATAAGTATAGATTCTTACGAATTTAAATAAATCCACGGTAACTTTTTACACTAAATGGAAAACATCGAAGAAAATGTAGTCACCAAAGGTGCAGCAAAAGCTGATCCTATGCCCTCATCAGGCATCCCAGTAGAGGATCTTGGTGGTCCTACACCAGAAAACTATAAACCTGATGACGACTCAGCAAAGCTGAAAGATCCTGCAATGACCCTTGCTCAAGTTAAGGACGTTGTTAATGCCAAAGCTATGAAAGCAGAGGAAGCAGAATCTAAAGAGGAAGTTATCGAGGAAGAAGAAGCAACTACAGATGAAGTAGTCGCTGAAGAAGAAACAACATCTGAAGAGGAATCAACAGAAGTTGTTGCAGAGGAAGAAACTTCAGAGGAAGAAACAGTCGCTGAAGAAGAAGAAAAATACGATGTCGAAGCAGATGTCGCAGCACTTCTTCAAGGTGAAGAACTTTCCGAAGAGTTCCAAAGCAAAGCAAAGACAATTTTTGAAACTGCAATCAAAACTAAAGTTGCAGAAATCAAAGAAGAATTACAAGAGTCTTATGCAACTGCACTCGTTGAAGAGTTAGACAAAATCAAGGAAGGATTAACTGAAAGAGTTGATGCATACCTTGAGTATGTTGCTGACGAGTGGATGCAGGAAAATGCATTACAAGTTGAGCAAGGACTTAAAACAGAAATGACTGAATCCTTCTTAGAAGGTATGAAGTCACTATTTGAAGAACATTATGTAACTATCCCTGAAGAAAAATACGATGTACTCAATAGCATGGTAGATAAACTTGATGAAATGGAATCAAAACTCAATGAGCAAATAGATCGTAACGTTGCTCTAAATCGTAGATTGGCAGAATCCAATGCAGACGGTGTTTTCACTGCTGTAGCTGAAGGTCTTGCAGACACTCAGAAGGAAAAACTCGCTACTCTTGCCGAAAATGTTGAGTTTGAAAGTGATACAGACTATCGTGAGAAACTAGAAACACTTAAGGAATCTTACTTCCCAAGTAAATCTAGTGCTCCAAAGAGCACCTCTGAGAATTTATCAGAAGAGGTTTCAACGGACGAAGCACCATCAGTAGATGTTGCTCCTAGAATGCAAGCCTATTTGGATATCTTATCCAGAGCTGCCAAAAAGTGAATTTAACATTTATTCAAACAATAAACCGTAAGAGGTAAATTTCAAATGCAAATGTATAACACAGAACATTTGCAGGAAAAGTGGGGACCTATCCTCGATTTTGACGGAGTTGATCCAATCAAAGACGCTCATAGAAGAAACGTCACCGCTATCCTGTTAGAAAACCAAGAAAAAGAATTAAGAGAGGAAGCATCTTTCCTTTCAGAACAGCCAACAGTAAACACAAACAGTGGTGCTAATGCAGGTTTCTCTGCTGGTGCAACTGCTGCAGGTCCTGTTGCAGGTTTCGACCCAGTATTAATCAGTCTAATTCGTCGTTCAATGCCTAACTTGGTGGCATACGATTTAGCTGGTGTACAACCAATGAATGGTCCTACTGGACTTATCTTCGCAATGAGATCCAGATTCACTAATCAGAGTGGAACTGAAGCACTATTCAACGAAGCAGATTCAGCATTCTCAGGTCAGGATGATGGATTCGATGTTACTTCTGGATTTACTGCTACAGGTGCATCTAACGTTGGTTTAGGTACAACTGCACAGTCAGGTTCTAATCCAGGACTTCTTAACTCAACTGCTGCTCAATCAAACGCTACTGACTACAACGTCGGTCAGGGTATGAGAACAGACGACGCTGAAGACCTTGGTACAAGTGGTGACAACTTCAACGAAATGGCATTCTCAATCGAGAAAGTGACCGTTACTGCGAAGTCAAGAGCTCTAAAAGCAGAGTACAGTTTAGAACTTGCTCAAGACCTTAAAGCAATCCACGGATTGAACGCTGAGGCTGAGTTAGCAAACATTCTATCAACTGAAATTCTTGCTGAAATCAACAGAGAAGTTATCAGAACAATCTACAAAACTGCTGAGACTGGTGCTCAGGTTAACGTAGCATCTGCTGGTACATTCAACCTAGACACTGACTCAAACGGAAGATGGTCAGTTGAGAAATTCAAGGGACTATTATTCCAGATTGAGAGAGATGCAAACGCTATTGCACAAAGAACTCGTCGTGGAAAGGGTAACATCATCCTTTGCTCTGCTGACGTTGCTTCTGCACTAACAATGGCTGGTGTTCTAGATTACACCCCTGCACTTAATGTTAACTTAAACGTAGACGACACAGGTAATACATTTGCTGGTGTTATCAACGGTAAGTACAGAGTGTACATCGACCCATTCGCTGCAAACAGTGCTGCAACTCAGTACTATGTTATCGGATACAAAGGTACTTCACCTTACGATGCTGGTCTATTCTATTGTCCTTACGTTCCACTACAGATGGTTAGAGCCGTTGGTCAGGATACATTCCAACCAAAAATTGGCTTTAAGACTCGTTACGGAATGGTTGAGAACCCATTCTCACAAGGTACAACACAAGGATCAGGAACACTTACTGTTAACGCTAACCGCTACTACAGAAGAGTATCTGTTACAAACCTTATGTAAGTCATATTGCATATTTTTTACAGAGACCCGAAAGGGTCTCTTTTTTTGTGTCTAAATAGTAACATGGACGATAAAGAAGCTGCAAAACTTATTATCAAAAGATCAAAGAAAAATCCAATTTTATACTCACACGCTGAGATTCTTTATGTTAAAAGAATCAAAAAATTGCAAAAAAGTAAATGACTGATTCAGTATCACCCTTTGACAAACAAATAGCCAATAGGAACTATATGTCTCCTCTTGGTTTTAAGTTGATCTTGACTAAGACACCAAAGGTTGATTTTCTTTGTCAATCTGCGAACATACCTCAAATAAGCATGGGAACTGCAATTCAACCATCTTATTTGAAGGATATTCCTGTGCCTGGAGATAAAGTTCTGTATGATGATTTAAACGTTCGTTTTCTAGTGGATGAAAAGATGGAAAACTATCTTGCAATCTACAAGTGGATAACTGGTCTTGGATTTCCAGAATCTATAGGTCAATTTTCACAATTGAAAAAAGATGATATTAGAACTAATGCCTCTGCAAGTGATGATGGGGATCCTCGTTATTTTGAATTTTCAGATGCTACTTTACAAATTTTAAATAGTAATTATAAACCTAGTGTTTTAGTTAATTTTAAAGATGCGTTTCCAGTTTCATTATCAACTTTAGAATTTGATGTTGCAGATCGTGACTATTCTTATTTCACAGCAAATGTCACTTTTAAATACACCATATTCAATATTACTGATCCAAACGGTAATAGAATAGACAATTATTTTAAAAAATAATTTTACATGATAAATCTTGATAAGATTCAGTCCATGTGGCAAGAGGACTGTAAGATTGATATTGACAATATGCATGAAGAATCAATTAAGGTTCCTCAATTGCATTCTAAATATCATGAGATATTAAACAATTTAATTTTATTACGAACGAAAGCTCAGAAGATACAAAAGAGTGTTCGTCATGAAAGATATGAATACTATTCTGGAAAGGCAGACCCAGATGTATATGAAAGAGAACCATTTCCAAAGAAAGTTAGAGATAAAGACGCACTAATTAGATACATGGACGCTGATGATCGAGTATCAGATGCAAATTTAAAAGTGGAATACTATGATGTAATGATAAATTATACAGAAAGTATTCTTAAACAAATATCGAATCGCACATATCAAATTAAAAATTCAATTGAATGGCATAAATTCCAAGCTGGATTTACATGACCCACTTAATTATCAAAAAGAAAAATGAAGTCTTTGTTACAATAGACTCGGAACAATATGTGTATCATGAACTTTCAGATCATTTTACATTTGAAGTTCCTGGCGCCAAGTTTATGCCACAGTATCGTAACAAATATTGGGATGGAAAGATAAGACTCTATGATATGAGAAAGAATGAGATCTATACTGGTCTTGTAGATAGAGTCATATCATTCTGTAATCGTAAAGGATATACTTATGAGTTTGAAGGCAGTAAATTCTATGGTCTACCACTCGAAGAGAATGAGATGATATCGCCAGAGGGTGTGACTGATTATGTAAAAAGTATCTCAAAACACAAACCCAGACCATATCAAATTATGGGTATTCATGATGCACTAAGACATAATCGTAAGTTGTTACTATCACCAACTGCATCGGGCAAGTCATTAATGATCTATGCAATTACAAGATATCATGCGAGCTCGCATAACCGTAGAGTCCTAATTGTAGTTCCAACTACATCCCTTGTTGAACAGATGTATAAAGACTTTGAAGATTATGGATGGGATGTTGAAAAGTATTGTCACCGTGTATATGCTGGAAGAGACAAAACCAGTGACTATGACGTTACAATTACTACATGGCAATCAATTTACAAACTAGATCGAAAGTATTTTAATAACTTTGATGTAGTCATTGGTGATGAAGCACATCTATTTAAATCAAAATCTCTTGTCAATATCATGACGAAGATGCTCGACTGTAAATATCGATATGGATTTACAGGAACACTTGATGGAACACAAACACATAAGTGGGTATTAGAAGGATTATTTGGCCCTACATATAAGATTATTCGTACAGATGAATTGATGAAGAAGGGATATCTATCAAAATTAAATATCAAAGTTTTAACTCTCAAACATCCAGCAAGAAAATTTGAGAACTATGAGGATGAAATACAATATTTAATCACACATACACAGAGAAATAACTTTATTAAAAATCTAACTCTTGATCAAAAAGGTAATACTCTTATTTTATACACAAGAGTTGAGTCACATGGTCTTCCCCTCTTTGATCTCATAAATAGTAACAAGGAAGAAAACAGAAAATGTTTCTTTGTTCACGGAGGAGTTGATACTGAGGATCGGGAAGAAGTTCGTACAATCACAGAAAAAGAAGACAATGCAATTATTATTGCCTCATACGGCACCTTCTCAACAGGAATTAACATTAAGAATCTTCACAATGTCATATTCGCATCACCAAACAAATCAAAAATACGAAACTTACAAAGCATAGGTAGAGTTTTAAGAAAGGGAGACAACAAAATAAAGGCAACTCTATTTGATATTGCCGATGATATTACATACGGTTCCTCAAAAAACTATACTTTAAATCATATGATGGAAAGAGTTAAAATTTATAACGAAGAAAATTTTAATTACGAAATGCTCACAATACCTTTAAAAAAATGTCAGATAAATTTTTAGCAGTTGTAAAATTAAAGACAAGTGAAGAAGTTCTTGCACAAATTGAGATGTCTCCACAAGGAGATGTTATGTCTTTAGATTACCCTGCGATGGTTGGAGAGTCATCATTCACTAAAAGACCTGGCGTAAGTATTATCAAAATCGAACCTTGGATTAAAACAGGTCGAGAAAAGACATATATAGTAGAGATGAGTAATATTATCACTACATGTGAGGTTTCTGATAAAGAAGTTATCAAAGCATATAATAAATTTGTAAAAGCATATTATGATACTGAAGATATTATTCAGAAACCAAAACCAAAGATGACAAAGGAAATGG